GCGATCTTGTCACTGTAACTCATAAGCACTTCACCCTCCCGGAGAGTCATCTTATTGGTATTATACACCTTCTCGGCCCTGGGCCTCTTCTGCTGGCAGAACAGGGTCCCCCAATCCATCCACAGGGAGAAGACGCCCAGGTCAGTCTTGACGGTGAACATGTACTTGGCGGTTCCCGACTTGCGCTGCACGAACTGGTCAGTGTTGTCGGAGAAAGAGTTGTCGATCGAGTAGTCGGCGTATTCCTCGTCGAAGTCGGTGACGAACTTGCCGAACCTGGTGGTGGCGACCTGCGAGGCAAAACGCTGCGAGTCGACGAACTGGGCTGCCACGAACCCGTCCCCGTAGGTGATGAACTCCTTACCCGGGGTCGGGGTGATGTGCCATTTGATGAAGTACGGGTTCATGATCGAGATGGCATTGGAGAGCATGAGGACACGTGTCCGGTCCTGGTACCTGTCCACCGTGGAGTAGAAGTCGAGTAGTGCTTTGACCTCGTCCTTCAGGTAGTGGATGGTGCCGGTTTCGATGATGAACTCGTCGAAGATGATGGTCGTCACCTTCGGGTATGGTGTGCTCTTGTGCTGCGCAGAAGTACTGAGCGCCAGGAAGTAGCCGGCGGCGCGCCACGCATCCTTACCCTCCCCCTTGTTGCGCCAGCAGAGCACCCCGCTGCGTACCTCGAACTCCTGCTCCGGGAACTCGTGGGCCACGTCGGCGACGAAGCTGCCGCGAGTTTTCAGCTCCGTCTTGTAGCGGCGCAGATAGATGAACTGCTCCCCACGCTCCACGGCTCTCTTGAGGGCGTACTTCTTGGCGCCGTAGGACTTCCCGACACCGCGGGCGCCCATGACCATGTTGAATACGGCGTTGCGGGAGAGGATCTTGTCGAAGGAGTAGTACTCGAACTTCTTAGACATAGCGCTTCAGCTTCCACCTGCAACCGCCGAACAGACTCGTGGCATGCCCGTAGGCGGGCCCGCGCACGCCGTCGGGGCCCCGCTGTCCGATGATGGTGTCCTTACCCGTCTCGCAGCAGTACTCGACGTGTCCGCCGCCGGAGTACCATCGGCAGACGATGAGGTCCCCTTCTTTGATCTGGCTGGTGGCGTTGAAGCGACCTCCGCCCTCGGCGATGACCTTACCGCCCTGGGACATGAGCACGGTGGTGCCTCCCTTACCGATGTCCATGCCCATCACCTTATTGTACAGCCACCATACGAACCCGGAGCAGTCTGTGACGCCAGACTTGTCGGGGTGCAGCCTGGGCTCGTACCACTGGTGGTAGACGTACTTGCCGATGGAGGCTTTGGCGAGTTTGGTCATCTCGCCGATCTTACCCGTGTCGCCTCCACCGCCCCCGCCGCCGTCGCCGCCCTTCTTGTCGTCCCCGTCGTCGGACTTCTGGTCGGCGCCGTTCGCCTTCCAGAATCCGCCTACGGTCGGGTAGGCGGCGGCGTTGGACCCGTCCGACATGTAGATTCGCAACACGCCGGAACCGTCCGTTCGGGCGTGTTTGATCTTCTTCTCCTCTTTAGCCTTATCCTCCCCATCCTTGGAGTTGTCGCCGCCGGAGTCGCCGGGAGCTAGGGTGATGCCCTTCGTATCGAGGTTCTTGATCATCCGGTAGGCGATGACGTACCTCTGCCCGACGGCGTACCACTCACCTGAGGCTTTGATGGCGTTCGCCATGGAGTCGAGTGTCGGTGCGGGGCCCGCACTGGCCACCAACCTGTTGAGGATGCGCGCGTAGTTGCCCCATCGGTGCATGACGACGATGAGGAGCATGCCGGCCTCGGTGTACTTCTCCGAGTCCAGCCCGATGGCTTTGAGCCTGGGGATGTACTCATCCTCCAGATCCTTGCGCATTTGGTTGTTCTGGATCTTCTTACCCTCTTCTGAAGCCAACGCAGCCGATAGTTTCTGCCTATCGGTCCCGCCGAGGGACTGGTACTTGCGCGCCATCGTCCACGTACCCTTCCCGGCGGCCAGCCAGGAGCGGATCGTGGGGCCGAACACGTTCTTGTCGGGGAACTGCTGGAGCAGGTCATAGGCGCGCCCCTGAGTCCACTGACCGATACCGAGGGACAGTGTGTCTGGTGCGGTGATGATCCCGTAGTTGAACCCCGCCTCGACGGTAGCCAGGGTTGCGATAATGCACGCCTTATGCTTGTCATCCCATGCCATAAGTTCCTCCTATAGTATGCGGGGCGCCGAGGATCACCCGACGCCCCGCGGTCGATGCTGTCCAGATCAGTGGGCTCGCATCATGCAGTTCGACAGGTCGAACCGAGTGCTGTGATTCTTGTCAGTAAGGAACACGGTCTCGATGTGGTACCTGCCAGGGCCCTCGAAGGCTTCGAAGATACCCGTGCCCTGCGAGTACACCATCGCCTCGGGCCACGGGCCGTAGCCGGCGACGAAGGAGCTCCAACGACGCTGACCCTTAGGCCCGGTGACACGAATGTCGAAGTGGGTGTCCTGAACGTTGTGGACCGTGTGGCGCATGATCGCCACGATGATCCACACGTCGTCGGCGTCGAAGTCCAGGTCGAACTCCATGACCGTGACAGGGCGCTCCTCAGGGGTCGACAGTGTACGGTCGCCGGACCCGGCGGTGACCTCCTTGAACCTCTTGTGAAGGGCGCCGACACGGTTTGCTGCCTGGGTCGCCTGAACCGCCTGACCGGAGATCGCGTTAGCAGTCGTCTTGGCGTCGATGGAAGCCGTGTTAGCGGCGTTAGCGGTGTCCAGGGCGGCGTCAGCGCGGTCGCGCGCCTCCTTGGCCCTGGCGGCCGCCGACGAGGCGACCTTGTTCGCCTCAATGGCACTCGTGTTAGCGGTTTCCGACGCGGTGGTGGCCTTCGTCGCCATGTCGAACGCACGGGTCGCGTCTGCTTTCGCCTGCGAGGACACCGACAGGGTCGACTGCGCCGCCTCACGGGCGGAGTGAGCGTCATCCGACGCGGCGTTCGCCGTCGTCAGCGCGCTGGTCGCGTCACGGGACGCCGCCTTAGCGGTGACCGTGGCACCGCCGAGACCCTTGTCGATCTCCTTCATGGCGGAGTTGAAGTCACCCAGCACACTGAAGTGGTCGGACGCCACGTAGAGCGGCAGGTTGAAGTTCTCTGTCTTGTTGGTTGCGGGCATATTGAGCCTGCCTCTCTGTCAGGAGACCACCATGCGCTGGAGGTCCGGAATGTTCAGGTTATCGATGTAGTTCAGATCCTTGGAGGTGATCTGGTCACCGCCCTTGAACTGAGCCTCATAGACGTCATAGACGATGTCGATGACGCGCTTGTACTGCCCCGTCACCGGGGAGAACCCGTAGTGCGGGGACAGGTGGGGGAGCACGAACTTGCCGATCGTCTCCAGTTCGGAGATGGTCAGCGGTATGTCCTCCAGTTCCTGGGCTGTGAGCCCCATCTGGCTGAAGTCCTCAGCCAGAAGACCGCCGACCGTGTACCGGTTATGCATGTCATTGATGAGCTCCTGGAGGGTGGAGCCCTCGCCTTCGAGCCAGTTGAAGACGTTGACTACGTCCGACTCGAAGTGCTTCTTGACAAGCGCCTTCAGGTCATTCTCGAAAGTGTTGAACTCGTCATCGTACTTGGCGATGGCGGCGCTCAACATCTCCCTGACCTGGGAGGGGAGAGCATGGTAGCCCTCCATCTCCTTGCGCACGTCCACCAGGAGCCTGGAGACAGCCGCGTTGTAGTCGGAAGCCAGTCCCTGCATCTTGGCGGAGAACTGGTTGACCAGTCCTTCACTCACCCACGATCGCATCTCCTCCATGAGCTGGAGGTAGGTGTACCCGTCGCGGTAGGTGAACGGTGTGACGTTCGTGACCCTGTAGTCGCCAGGGGTCAGCTGGTACTTGTTATCAATATAGTCCATAGCCCCATCCGTTCACGTACTCGTCTCCTGAAGATCGAATTTGCATGAAAAGGCCTCCCAACTCCGAGATAACGGACATGTCAATGTTGAGGAAGGTTTCGCGCCATTTCTGGAGGAGGTCGGCCTTAGGAGTATTATACCCCCACGAACGTGTGACATTCCCCGCTTTGGTTCCCATCGTCGTCGCGGTGTCGGAGGACCGCTTCTGCTGATCCTGAGTCGCAGAATTGGAATGGTTCTGCCCCGACCCCTTCGACGACGTGTCATTGGCCGCCGTCGCATAGTCGTCGTGACCGGACAGACGAGTCTGCGGCATCTGAGACTGAACAGTGCGAGCCTTCGACTCCTCCGAGGAACTGACACGCGAGTCGCTCGACAGCGTCTGCTCAGCGTTCTGCTTCGTGTGAGTGTCCTGCGTCGTGTCCTGCGTGGAATCCCCCGTAGAATGCACATCATGGGTCACCATCGGGTCAAAGTCGATCAGCTCCGACTCGTACAGTTGGTTGTAGAACGGCATGATCTCGTTCATCTTCACCTTCAACTGGTGAATGAACATGTCGATCGACTCGTGCGCGATCTCGTTGTACCAGTAGTGGTCCAGAATCTTCTGGTTCAGAGAATCGCGATAGGACTCGTCGAAGATGGGATACTCGTTCAGCCCGATGTTGAGCGGCCCGACGATCTCCACTACCTTGCGCAGCTCAAGTGTGTAGTCAGCCATTGTTCGGGTTCAGCTCCTGCTGGTCGGTCGTCCCCAAATCGGGGTTCCCCTTGTCGAGAGCATCCCCAATACCCCCGAGAGCGGCCGCGGCAAGCATAGCGTTCTGAGCATCCGCGGGCTGAGATTCGTCAAGGTTCCACCTCACATCCACCTGTAGGTCATACATCTTGTTGATGTGCTCGCAGGCGTACTTGCGAGCGTTCATGGCGACGGCGCGCATCGCCAGGACCTGACCTGACGAACCGCTGGCCTCCTCGGCAACCATGCGCTCCCTCTTCTCCGAGTTCACGTTCATAATGCCCAGAAGGGTGAGGGCCTCGTTCCATGTCTTGACCTTGGCCTCCATCACGTCTTGGATCTGGTGCGGCTTGAACCCAACGTCGAACATTGTGACTTTCTCAGCGAGCGCCGCGGGGGAGAGTGCTTCGGTTCCGAAGATGACCGGCTGACCCTCAGCAACCTTGCGGAACGCGTTCACGAACGACTGGTACTCATTGTTGTCGACGGAGAACACGAACGGGTGACGGGCACTCAGCATGTTCACCTCGAGTGTCCGGTCGAACGCCGCCAGCCTCTGAGAGTAAATATCAATGATGTCCCAATCTGGCTCCCTCAAATAGTTGGACCAGATCGGAACACAGTGGCGCGCGTCCAGAGTCTTGGAGAACACCTGGTTCCCATAGACCGTGAAGTTCGTCGGGTTATCGTACATGTTCACCTGGCCGAGCCCCGTCGCCCGCAGCGCCATGAACCGGTCGAACTCCTCATCGAAGTAGAACACGGCCAGGCCGTCGTACATGAGAGTCGCCTCCAAATAGCGGCGATCCACCGTATCCGGAAGCCCCGACCAGGAGAAGCGGTTCACGCACATCTCCGACATGATCCGCTTGTACATACGGACCAGCAGAGCCTCGCGGTTGATCGACGGGTTATTCTTGAAATGGCCGCCGTTCACGAAGGGCTCGTAAATCTCCTTCCGAACCCAATCCCGCTCACCGTTTCGCTTCACCATATGATCCCCTTAAGCGGCTTGTTGTTGGCCCAGTCGATGCGACCGATCATCGTCTGATCCTTGTGCCACACGGTGACACCCTTCTCAAAAATGCCTCTGATCGTCTGACGGAACGTCTCCGGCATCGTAGACCTCGAGATGTTCATCTCCGCCATCTTCCAATAAGTGAAATTCTCCATGCACCTGAAATCCCCCGGAGGCACCACCGGCGAGTTCATCGCGTACCCGTACCGGAGCCAGAACTCACCGATCCTACGCACAGCATCCTCGGGGATGAACTTCAAACGCTCCACAATGGACCACGACTCCGCCGCCAGCATGAACGCATCGCCGCCCACCTGGCCCGACGTCGTCGGAGCAATCGTCTGAGCGTCCTGCACGCGAGCGTTGATACCCGCGATCGCATTCGCGTAGTCACCGTTCGCCGCGTACTTGGCGTAGGCCAGGTTCGTGTCCGCGTTGTAGCGCATGTACCCCTGGTTCAAATTCGTCAACGCGGACGCCTGCTCGGCGGACATACGCGCCGTGTTCACCTGCTGGGAGTACGTCATACCCGCCTGCGCCATCGTGGAGGCTCCCGACAGAGCGGACCCTCCCAAGCCGGCCAAGGCGCCCAGAGGACCGCCGTTGGCCAGCCCCATGAGGGTCGACCCGATCACCTGACCGCCGACGCCGATACCCGTCTTCTGCAAACCCATGCGGGCGTTGTAACCGGCGATGTCCTGATTCCACGAGTTGTTCAGGGCCGTCTGCTGCCCCGCCTGGGCGATAGCCGCATTGGCCTGGTTGAACTGCGTCTGGGCGCCGTGCAGGGCTCTCTGCTGCGACCACTCGGCGCTCTGGTGCTGATAGGCGATCGAATGGGCATTCTGAGCCTGGAACATAAGATAGCTGTTGTTCGTGAGGCTGAACGTCGGCAGATTCGTGAACCCGGTCATCACGTCGAAATGCTCCGACCAGCCGTCGTACTGGTCCATATGCCCGCGGGTGCGCTGACCCAGAGAGTTCACCGTGAACATGATGCGCGGGTTCGGCGGGACCACGTGAGACCATTGGGTGACGGCCAGACCCGCCGACTGAATCATCTCCGGCTTCAGCAGCAGAGGGGTGCCGGAGAAAGTTGTCACCTCCACCAACAAGTACGGGCTGGTCCAGAACTTCCACAAGTGCCGGTACCGGGCGGGGAGGATATCGTCCTTGCGGAGCTTGTCAGTCAGTGTGATCGACTTGTTGTTGACAAGCCCCTTCTCCCCGATCCCCTTCTCCAGGTCGTACACCTCGGCGCCCTGCCTGGAAATGCGAGTGTCACCACCCTTCGGGTCAACACCAGACGTGCCCGGCAGCTTCACCTTCAGGTCCTTGATCTCATCGAAGTTGATGACACCCTTGGGGATCGCGGTGATCGACACGATGCCCTGAGATACCCACGGCACCAGGGACATCGCGTTCGTGAACACGCGAAACCAATCCGCCTTCATCGCGTAGATCGACGTCCCGTTAGGAACGCCCTCGGCGAAGCTGCCCTTCGACGCGGTGAACGTCGGATTCTTCTCATCCCCGTAGGGCTGAGTGAGGTCCACCGTCGAAGCGATGATGATATCGAAGTTGGCGGTATCGATCTTGCCGGCGCTGGGGGTGGAGGCGATGACCTTCCGGTTCACGTCGACGATCTGATACTCCGAACCCAGGTCCAGACCCTCTGGCACCGTCATGTACTTCTGCCCGTAGTAGTCCCACCCGTTCTCGGCGGCGATCGCCATGTGGGAGCGCTCGCAGTAGGAGCGGCGCACATTGAACTGGTGCATGTACGTCTGCCACACGTCCAACTGGACAGTAATCTGGGTGGTAGCCGGGGCGATGTAGTCGACGGAGGTGATGAAGTAGAAGAATGTATTCCGCGAATTATAAGCGTCACGGTTGTTACGAGCCACCAGATAGTTGTACTGGTTCGCCTTCGAGAACGGGATCGGAATCCTGATCGGGGCGCCCTGCGCGCAGTAGGTCAGGGACTTCACCTCGATGCGCGAGGAGTACTCGTTGACGATCGCGTTGAACGCCTCGTCATAGTTGTCATACCACACGACGTCGCGGTACTCCTGATCCCACACGACGTTCGTCAGGTACACCTCAGTATTGGGGGACCAGACGGAGTAGTCGAAGCCCATCCCGAACGAGCCGATATCCTCCGGCGGGTCATAAGCTGTAGGCATATATAGAGTATAGCACATAGGAAAGGGAGACTCCCCGGGGAGCCGAAGCTCGACCCGGGGAGTCCCCATTAACGCCGGTGAGGCAGAAAGGAGGAAGGACCTCACCGACGGGCTACCCTGCCCACGGCACTAGTGTACCACACGCAGGACGGCATGTCACTTCTTCGGCCAGACCTTGACAGCCTTCGCCTTGTCGACGGCGATCGACGCCGTCTTCGAAGCGATCGTCTTCTTCACGTCGGCACTGTCGCGGTAGACCAACGTAGCGGTGACGGTGACCGCGTCAGCATCCTCATCCTGACCCAGGTGCAGGATGCCCTCGTTGTCGATCTTCGTCCGCTGAGAGTTCGCACTCGACACGGCGTAGTCGATACCCAGCTCCAGGCCGTCAGTATTGTCACCCGTCACAGCGAACGTCACCTCGACGTTGCCGCCCGGAATCGCCTTGTTAGAAGCACCCACAGTCTTACCTCCCTGAGTAGCCGTGTAACCGCCCAGAGCCAAATTGGCGCCGGGACGGACGCGAATGTTCTGGTCATCGTTGCCGGTCCAGAACATGACCGCCGGGACAAACAGGGAGGTACTGATGACCTCCCAGTGATGCAGGAAGTAGTTCGTGCCCAGGCTGACCGGGTTCGGCTGGGAGGTGTTCTCCAACAGGTTATCGGCGATAACGAAGAAGTCCTTCGTCGTCAGAATCGCCTGAGCCTTATCGATCCCCATCTGCTCAGCGGGAACCGGGATCACCCGGGCGTACATGTCGACGGGGGAGAGGTTGAACGCGGCTGCCAGAGCCTCGACGTCGATGTTCGCCTTCACCTCGGGGGTGACGATCAGGATCAGATCCTCGCGCTTGGCGAACGTCTCCATACGCGCAGCATTGTACTGGCGGGACAGGAACGTCAGGTTATCCGTCATCGCACGGACCCGCTTGATCAGTTGCTTCGCGTCCGACTCGGTCGCGGTCAGGGACCGAAGGTCGGGCACCTTGACATGGTAGAACCCGCCATTATTCTCATACTCGGCGAACAGCGAGCAGGTCAGAAGGAACTCATCCCACTGGTCGGACGTCGTCGGAGACGCCAGAATCTGGCTCAGGTAGTTCTGCAAGCCCGACTCGTCCAGGAACGCGCGGCGCAGCTGGTCACGGTTCACCGTGATCTTGTAGTACTCCTGGCGGTTCACCGTGTGGAACTGGGAGGCGACATTCGGTTTGTGAGCGCCGAAGATGTCCTTCTCCATGTAGTCGCGCTCAGAGTTGTACGTGTAGGAGGAGACCAGACCCGTCTGCACCTCCTCGATCGTGTCACCGAAGTTCAGCATGCCCCTCTTGAACTCACGCAGAGGGTTGTTCCACGTGATGTCGCGGGTGATGTAAGTGCCGACACGGTTGATCAGGGCGTCGGTGAACTCGTTGAAATGAGGAGTGTACGACGTCAGCTGCTGGACGACGTCGGCAACAGAACCCTTAGTGGCCGCCGGGATGCGCCGCTGATAGTCGGACGTGGCATCGTTACGGATCCGGTTCAGGATCTCGATGTTATCGAAGTCGCGGATGCGACCGCTGGGGAGCGTCATGGTCAGGCCTCCTTAGGCTTGGAGAAGAAGGAGGCGATGCTGCCGTCGTCCCCGTCGTCAGCATCGCTCGTGTCGTCACCGTGCGACTCGGCGTCGCCGGCATTGTCCCCGCCCGCGCCGATGGCCTCGAGCAAGTCGTAGTTCTTGCTCTTCAGACCGTCGACAGTCTTGGAAAGAGCAGAGTTGGAATCTGTCAGCTCCGAAATCTTGGCGCCGGCACTGTCAGCCTTGTCCTTAACAGTGTTGTAGGCTGCACGGAGATCGTCATAGATCGTCTCCGACGGCCCTTCCTCGCCAGGATTGATCAGGGACTGAAGGAGACCCTCAAAATCCATGATACCTCCATGCAAACGTATGGGCTATGAGTGGTAATTCCACTCATAGCCCATACTATCACAGACTGCCGAGAGACCTCGGCGGAGCGACCAACTCACTGCCGCAGGCCCGGTCTCATCCGGTGGTAGGCGCCCACGGCGTCACCGATCAGCCATCCTCGGCGTCTGAGTCTTCGAACGGCCCAGGGGAGGGGTGAGACGCCTCCGCGCGCTCAGCGGTCTTCGCCTTCGCATACCCGGCCAGCACCTCCCTCATCAACGCACTCTTCTTCATGCGGACCTCCCAACTAGTCTCATCATAGAACTCATTGACCCACTTGGGGAGAGACAACGAAACCGTATCCATCCTCTCGGACATCATGCCTCCTTCACAGGTGTAAACGTGAAATGAGTCTCCGTCAGGTATGTCCCACCGGAGATCACCTTGGGCACTAGTTTACCATACCAACGCTGCTCGGACAGAAGGTCATCCGGGGAGATCTTATGAGCCCAGATGCGGGGAAGGCCCGCAATATGGGTATCGGGCACACCCCCACTCTCTTCGCAGTACTGCTTCGCCCTCACGAAAATACCACGATCGAACGTACCCTCAACCTTCCAGGCGCCGAGGTGGGTCTCATGAATCTCAAGGTTATCCGGGGGAGTGGAACCCAAGAGGTGGAGGGAATCCGTATCGGCGTACAGGAAACGTTCATGATTGGCCGAGGCGGCCCTGATCGTCTTGTCGCGCGCCCACGCGGTGATGAACACACCCAGCGGGGTGTAAACGGGCTTCGACCCCTTCTCATCGGCGACGAACTCGTACTTCACCCTGTCATCCTCCAAATACGGCACCTTCTTATCATGCACCACCCTGGAGGCGAACTTTCCATACAGAGAGTTCAACATCAGCTTCGCGATCTGCCGCTTACCGCCGGTGCTGTTCTCCTTCACCATCATCCACCCATCGATGTACTTGTCGAACACATGATCGCACCTGTCGAACACCGTCACATCATGAATAGAGACGAGTTCGACGTCGTACATGTCATTGATCAGCTTCCAATCCACGGACGTCAACCGCATCTCAGTGACCTCGGGAATCTCCTTCTGATACTCATTCGGGCAAGCCCAGAAGGACCGACGCAATTGGATGCACGGCACACCCCTGGGCTTCAACTTCGCCGTGAAATTGAACGTAGCGATATACAAGACGTCATCGTCCTCGGGGATCCAATCAACATCGTGAGGAGCTCCGCAGGGGAGAGGACAATCATGCATGACAGAAGGGTAGAGGGAATTGACATCCAACACGATACCCTCACCCACGATCCTACCCGCCGTACGAGTATCGGCGTACGTGAACCCACCGCGATAGGCAGCGCGAGCCGCAGCATCCTCATCCGAACTAAGCTCGGGGAACATCTTGCGGAACTCATCCTCACCGCCGATAGAAGCCTTGAACAACTTCAAAGCGTCAGCGGAAGAGGTCATCGAATCAAGACCCTCCTCATACTGATGACGGAGAACCTCAGCGACAATCCGCACATCACTGCGAACATAACGTACCTCCTCCGGTTCAGGAACGTGGCCAGGATAACGCACCTTCTTATAATCCATCGTCCCCTTCTCCATCTCAAGGCCGTATGCTTTAGCCATGGCGGCGACGGAAAGCGGGATCTTCTTCAGAGAATCCTGAAAATCGGTGATAATCCCGTCAAGGGTTACGACAGTGATCTTATAAAACTGGCCCTCCGAAGAAATGACAGTGGAGAACGAACCCCTATCGGGGGAGTGCTGCTCACCCTCGTAATGACGGAATCCATGAGTGAGGAGCCAGTAGATGATGAAATTACCGTCGAACCGGAGGTTATGAAAATAGATGAGCTTCGCCGACTCGAGCGCGTACTCCATGAACGAATCGATGGAATTACCCACGAGGTCCAGATCGGAGTCGAAAACACCTGCGGTGGCCCACAGCCAAACCCACGTCCTATCGGGAAGACTTCCGTCTGAAGGCTCTTCTTGCGCGGTCTCGAAGTCGGCTACTACGGTTGGCTTCGGACGGCTCTTCCGAGCTGATCTCGATCTGCGCGCCATAATTGTACAAGTCCTTTCCTGAAAGTTTGTCCTCGTGGTCAGCGGATTGAATGTTGAACTCGTGCTTATTATCGCCTTCCTCCTCGAAATCTTGATTCGCCTCATAACGGAAACGCAGGGCATTGGCGAAAGTTGAGTCAACAGTCCACATTAGCTTCAGAACATCATCGGGCAGATCGAGAACGGCATACATATCAGAGTCGCCCGACCCGTCGATGAGCTTACGAATATTGTCCCTGATCCCCTTCATAGACCGCTCATCATACCGAGTGGTCAGTTTCTCCATATTCTTGGCGGTAGCCCTCATCACCGACTCCTCCGACTGAAAAGACTTGGGGGAGAGACGTTTATGCTCCTTCATATCGTAAGAAGTGGGGCCATACTTCTCATGAGGACGCTTAGGATCGAAAACCTTACCGAACTGCTGATCGCCCCGCCACGGAATAACCGTCCCCTGAACGGAGGAAACGTAATCCCGAACCTTCTCATTACTCCTATTGACGGAGTACTGGTACTTCAACATCGCCTTAGCGGAGATGGGCTTACCGGAAGCCGATTTGAAGTAGGAGACGTTAGGAGCCATGAACTCCTCCAGACGATGCGCGTGAGCCTCCACCTGGGCCTTAGTCATACGGGCCAGTGCAGGGGTACCCTTACGCGGATCGAGGGCCGTACGGGCGATCCTAGTGGCCGTCTCGGGGTTAATATGCTCGTGGATGGGCTTCAGGGCGGCGGGGGCGTACACGCCGCGCTCGATCTGGGTGATCTTACGAGAAGCGCGAGCCTCCAAGCGGCGGGCGTAATCGCGCCACCCTGCAAGGTCCGTGGGCTTCTCAAGCTTAGCCATTTCATAACCTATCTGAATAAGGCCCCGGGCCGGATAAAGGTCCGACCCGGGGCGATGGGGGAGTGGTCAGCGACGGTAGCGGCGGTTACTCTGCGGAGCGCGGTCCCCCTTCTTCATGTAGCCGAGGAACTTCGGGAACCGAATCTCCAGGGACTGACCGGAGCCCTTCTTGGACTCCCACTCACGGAGAACAAGAGTACCGGTGACGGTCACCTGGTCACCCTTGGACACCAGATCGGTAATGTACTCAAAAGAGTTACCGAAGAAAGAAGTGGACAGGTAAAGCGGGGCACCATCGTCAGTCCACTCGTCAGTCTTCTTATCGAACTGGCGTCGGGTAGCTGCAATGCCAAGGCGGACGATCAATTCGCCGGACTTGGTCTTAGCGGTCTCGGGGTCGCGGGTCAGGTTGCCGGTAACGGTGATCTCAGCACTCATTGGAGTTGCCTTTCTGTTCAGTGCTGCCAATAGGGCAGCGGTTCTTGGAGAGCGTCCACAAGGGGCGTTGCTTGCGAAAGATAGTGTACCACACTATCGAACGCGAAGCGCTGGAGGTCGGCGACTCGAATATCGAACAAGTAGGTCGCCGTCATATGACGCACAGTGCCCGAATAGAGATCAACGTGGAATCTCTTAACGCCCAGTGTCAACACAATGCGGTAATCTTTACCAGCCCAAGTGATGGTGGTGAAGTGCTGCAGGTTGCCACGGTGACGGGTGTAGTTCCAGGTGGTGTTCTCGAACACTGGCAGTCGACTCATCGGTAGCTCCTTCCTCGATTGCTTGTGAGGCCAGTATAGCACATAGCGCAGCAGGACGGTCAACGGCTGTAAGTGTGACGGTGCACACTGTACTAACCGACCGGTAAGTAACGAGGCACAAT